TCTGGTGACATGCGAACCACTGGTTCACCTTTTGGCGAATTGTCATGTGCTAATTTTTGCGGTTCTTTTGGCACATGCAAAGCTTTGTCGTTTCGCTGCGCCACCTCTATCTCAAAAGAACTAGCGTAAGCGCCACCATGTAGACCTAGTGAGGCAAGCGCACGGCCTATCGCAGATGTCTCCGCATTCTCTAGCGCAGAGGTGCGGTTCACATTACCTTGACCGCGTATCTCCTCTGCGTATCCGCTACCGATTGCCATGCCTTTGTCATTCACAACTTGGGCTTTGATGACTACCTTCTGTCCATCATCTACAACTATGTCAGTTGTAATACCCATTGTAGTTCCGAATGCTTTGCGAAACGCCTCAACACGCACAAATACTTCTGTGTATTTTTTACCGCCTCTCTGCACTACACCGTGTGTTCTGTTGAGGTCGTTTACCTCACTCATTGCTTTTATTAGATCGTTCATGTTCTCCCAAATAGCTCCTTTGCTTTACGCAGTACGCTCGGTGACAAGTCACGCCACACAAAACTGTCTGCAAAATGTGGATCGGTAAGGTTTAGTAATTCAACAGCATCATCAGCTACCTTCATTAGCTTTTCCCTGCGACGACATGCCATTGAAATATCGTGCAGCGCGTACTCAAGCTCATCAATCGTAGGCTCAAGAACAACAAAGCCTAGTCTGTTTGCGTAGACTATCTTAGGCACAATCTTGCTAAGATGCCAGTATCCTGCAAGCTGTGTCATGTGCGGTGCTTTGATTTTTTTCGGCAATGAGTTAGCGCGTGGGTTGTCTGTGTGGGCGGCCTGATCCCACTGAGTTTTAAGCTCAACCCGTCCCTCCCCATAATCTGGCTTACCAAAGTAAGGTAGTTCGCAGTGCGGTATAGACCCAAACAAGTCTATCTCACCTACGATGCGGTTCGCGCCACTCATTGCCTCCCTGATGCCAGAAGCGGCGTTCTCGCATACTAGCGCAAATTCAGATTGAACTGGCTCCTTGCTCCGCTTCCCGTCTGCATCAAAGTAGATACGTTCTCTGTTCTCAATCCAAAGCTGATCCTTTGGCTTGTCGCGCCAGTGTCCACCTTGAAAGCCTTGCAAGACATTGACTGCCTCTGCGTATGCTTCGTTGGGGGATGCGTCATCGACTAGCAGCATGTCAGTGTATGCTTGCACTGCCCTGCCGCTGACCATGTTTGGATTGTCATTGTACTGCGTGTGACCCAAGACATCTTTGTAGTGTCCCGCGTCTGAGATTACCTCTCTTGCCCAGATCATATCCCCATCTTCGTCACCCACAATGATGCGCCATGCTTTGTCTCGCATGGGGCGCAGGATACACTTATCAAAGAATACCCAAGCATCAGGTGTAGACGGGTTACTGTGCCATTTATAATTGAACCTGTCGGCCCATTGTTTGTTCTGTAAACCCATGATTACCTCTTGACATAACGTGACACTAAGTTAATTATTTGACACAAGTAGTCAAGGAGAAAATGATGAAACTTGAAAAATGGCGGTCAGAGAAGAATTTGACTTTGACACAATTGGCCGAGAAACTTGGTGCGCCGCATGCCACAGTTGTTCGGCGGTGGTGCTTACCTACGGATCACAAGGATTACAAGATCCCATCTGCTAAGTATATGTTAATTATACAAGAAACTACGATGGGCGCTGTGACGCCTAATGATTTTTATGGATAAATTACTGCGCCATGTTGATCTATGCTCAGGCATTGGCGGCTTTGCTCTTGGCTTTGAATGGGCAGGATTGAGCAGGCCAGTGATGTTTTGTGACATAGAAGAATGGAGTAGACAAATCGTGTCAAAGCATTGGCCTGACGTGCCAGTAGCTACGGACGTTAAGGAGTTAGCAAGTGACCCAGATAGAAATGTTCCCGACTGCGAAATTATCACGGCTGGCTATCCATGTCAGCCCTGGTCCGTCGCAGGTGAGCGCAAAGGATCGAGCGACAATCGCCACATCTGGCCGTACATCTGCGAAATTGTTGCACAAAAAAGACCCGCTTGGTGCGTTCTCGAAAATGTTTATGGGCACATCTCATTGGGGATCGACGAAGTGCTGTCTAACTTGGAGTGCCAAGGCTACGCCGCAAGGGCGTTTGTTGTTCCAGCTTGCGGTGTCAATGCCCCGCACAGACGCGAACGAGTATTTATTGTGGCCCACACCGACAGCCCGAGATCACAAGGGCGGGTACAAGGGCGGCAGGATACGCAACGGGAAGGTAAGTTGGGACACTCTGGACGTAGCTGTTCAGTACACAGACAACCAATCGAAAGATGGTGGGACACTGAACCCGAATTGGGTCGAGTGGCTCATGGGATACCCAATAGGACACACAGACTTAGAGGATTAGGAAACGCAATCGTTCCACAGATAGCGATGCGTATAGGGCAAACAATCAGAGCAGTAGAGGAACAAGATGGGCGGTAAAGCAGCTAGAGACAAGGGCGCTAACTTTGAGCGCGAGATAGTAAACTGGCATAGAGAGCGTGGGGTAGAGGCCGAGCGTGTACCTTTGTCGGGCGCAGCCAAAGGCAACTACAAGGGTGATCTAAAGATAGGGCCAGAGCAGGCATTGCTTGCTGAGTGCAAGCGTAGAGCTAGAGCGTATCAGGATCTGTATGACGCGCTAGATCAGGATGACAGTGACATGTTGTTCATCCGAAAAGACCGTGGGCGCACATTGGTTGTGTTGCCGATTGAAACTTACGAAGCAATATTGGAGTGGATCGGATGGAAGAAATACCCGAAGAAATAAAAGAGATTTTGCGCAAGCAGGGCATTGAACCTGATTGGGACAAGTTTGAGGAAGAGTTTACCAAATTCTTTTTGCCAGCTTGGCTTGGTACGACTGACGAGCAAGAAATACAAAAAGCTTACGATGATCTGAAAGCGCGGAAGAGCGATGACTGACTACCCAGGTAAGCTATCAGACAAAGACCGTGTGTTTCAGTTGCTGAATGTGATGAACATGTCGTTCACTTCTGAGGAGGTGGCAGAGCTAATCGCAATACCGAATGACATAGTGTTGCGCAGCTTGTTAGAATTAAAAGCAAAGAAAAAAGTATCAGTGAGTTATGGAAAGTGGAGAACAGTATGAATGAGCAACTTTCGTTTAGTGTGCGTGAAGTTATGAAGATTAGGTCTTGCCTGTGGCATGCAAGATGCGTGTGGGAGGAGAGGCCTACGATTGTTCCTGATTGGGCAAAAGATGAAATCAAACAGATTGATAAACTTGACGCAAAAGTAGTGAAGTTTTTAAACAATCTTGGATACAACTACCCATCATTTAAGGAATTAGATCAATGAAGTTTCATGGATTAGAGGTTACAGGTGGAACGGCGCGCTTTGTGTTTTACGGTTCTGATGGGCGCAAGTTTGTGGAGCCTGCGATGGTCTGCAAGGAGTGTACTGGCGAGGGCGAGTACTTGGGTGAGGAGCCTGTGGTAGACTACGAACACGGCGGGTACCTGAAAGAGGTGAAGGTGACGTGTCAGACATGCGAGGGCTATGGATGGGTGGTGCAGGATGATGAGGAGTGAGCCATACAAGCTTCCAGAGGGCAACACACTTATTAGTGTAAGCGGAGGGCGCACAAGCGCCTACATGCTGTACGAAATACTATGCGAGTATGATGGTGAATTACCTGCAAACTGTGAGGTTTTGTTTGCAAATACTGGCAGGGAAATGCCTGGAACATTGGACTTTGTGCGCGATTTGGAAACGCATTGGGGTGTACCGATTACGTGGTTAGAGTATGACCGCGCTCCAAGCGCAAAGAGAAAGAACGGTACCGCTGCGTTCAAGGTCGTTGATTGGGATACTGCCGCGAGAAACGGTGAGCCGTTTGACAAGTACCTATCGTTCAACATGCTACCGAATGTGTTTCGTCGGGCATGTACGCAAGAGCTAAAGGTCAAGACGATGCGCAGATATTTGCTGTCTCTTGGCTGGAAGCATTGGAACAACTTAGTTGGCATACGCGCAGATGAAGGGCGCAGGATTAAGGCAAGCAAAGATAAGCGAACAGTTAATGTATTTCCTTTGGCAGATGCGGGCGTGACAAAGCAAGATGTTATGCAGTTCTGGAGGGGCAAGTCATACGATCTAAAGATTGCGCCTGGATCAGGTAACTGTGACGGGTGTTTCTTGAAGTCTGAGGCTACGTTGGCTGCGATGTGGCGTGAGTACCCAGATCGAATGGAATGGTGGGCGAATTGGGAAAGCAAGAAGTCCAACACGTTTCACGACATCAGAACATATCGAGAGCTTGGCGAGTTCGTTGACAGACAAGGCGATTGGATATTCGATGATGAGGCGTTCCTTTGTCAGGCAGATGACGGGGAATGCACGGGATGAGCAAGAAGAAAGCTAAGAGAAGTGGTTTCCAAAGCAACGTTGACTTAGACCGCTGCGCAGCCTGTGATAGAGCCTATGATATTACTCTGGGTGGCTGGGTTATTCTGGCCTCTGGGCAGTTGATTTGTGACCCTGTAGATCGTCACGAGTGCTGGGAAAAAGTCGCTACGTCTGCCAAGAAAAAAGGGGATTGACAAATGCCGATAAGGAAGTACGCTAACGCGAGGCCGACAGGCCGAGATAGTGATTACAGTGTAAGTGAATACAGTGCTAATCACAGTGCATACACTGAAACTACTAATAATATATTTAGCTCTATAAGTGATTACAGTGTAAGTGCTGACAGTGTCTGTAGTGATGACACTGTAGCGCGCGCGAGGGATTATCAGGACGCTACGTCTGCCAAGGTTTCAGAGATGCTGACCAGAATGTCGCCTGCGTACAAGTCGGGGAAAGCGCGGCGTCAGGCTGATCCTCTGGGGTGGCGCGTGGAGAAGATACTCAGACGGCTGCGGCCTATGCTATCCACTGAAAACTTCTTGGAGGTGTCTACAGAGTTTAGCAAGGCGGATGCAATGGAAAGGGCTGCACTCGCTCACAGGCTCGAGGAGTGGCTAAAACATACTCACGGCTATGGTGACACCTAAAAACAGAAAAAGCCCCTCTGTGGGGCTTCTCCGTGGCTCTGAGGCGGTGTTTAGTTCTTGAGTGTAGCTTCTTTTATCAAAGTATACTCTGCAATGCGTTTCCCTGTATCTACTTCTACGCGCTCCGTGTGTATGTCGTGTCCTTCGTCGCGTAGGTCTTTGATCCGTGCTGCAAGGCGAAAGCATTGGTGATGATCTAGTGCCTCAAGCGCAGTGATGGTGCGGTGTTGGCGTAGGTGCGCAAGGATAGCGCGTGTCTGTGTTGCCTCTGTCATTGTGTGGCCTCCTTTTGTAACTGCAAAGCAACCTCTGCTGCCTTTGTGCAAATATCAACTTCTTTGGGTGTCAGTGTTGCCGCTATTGTCTGAGCATGCCCCAAGCACTCTTGCGCAAGCTCCTCTGTTTCAGCTGTGACTGACAGCATCAGTGCAAGTGTAAGCGCGTCTGTTGGGCTGTTAATTTCTATGCTGTTCATTGTCTCTGCTCCTATGGTGTCACGTAAAGAAATGCGAATGTTGCGATGATGATGGCCACGCCGCCTAGCCAATCTGACAAGGTAGCGTGTTTGAATGCTTCTCTGATCTGTTTCATTGTGTAACCTCATCAATGATAGTGATATTTTCTGCGGTGGTTTCGCACTCTGCCGCAATCCATCCGACTAAGTAATCCTCAAGGCGCTTTAGCTCCTCTGTACTGTCGTCGTCTGTGTGATACTCGCTACGCTCAAGGTCTAGCTCGTAGTGTTTCAAGGTATTGCGAAACTTCATCTCGTAGTGTTGACCACAACCGCCTGAAGCCTCCAAACGAATGTGCCAATAGTTTTCAATGTAATCGCCCTCATCAAAGGTCTGATCGCCCTCAAGGTAAACTACGCCCATCTGTGGTTCTTCGTCGTAGTTTTTAGCAAGGACGTGCTTGCGGGTCAGTGTAAGCTTATTCATTAGATTTCACCTCTTGCTAAACGAATGCCTGTCTTGATTGCGTTGATTGTGTCCAAAACTTCGCGCTTTGTACCGCGATCTGATATGTCCATTGCGCCGCCGCCTTTGCACATGCGTTCTAGTCTGTAACCGCCATACGCGCCGCCGATGTAAAACGTGCCTGCATTGGTAGTAAGCCAACCATTTTGATCACGAATAACTTTACCGTTTGCATCCTCTGCATATTGTGTAATTGCTAAACCTAGCATCTCGTTCAAATCTTGAACTGCGTTTTCTAGGATTTGTGTGGTTATGCGTCTTGTCATTGTGATACCTCTTATGCTGTGTAATGATGCTCAACTGTTTCCCAGTTGACTTTGCTTGCTTCTTCTTCGCCGTGATTTTCTGTGAATAGGTCAATGCATAATTCAAGGAATGCCTCAGGCGCTTCGTCTGCGTAATACTGAAATTCCTCTTTATATGCGTGAATTGCGCAATGTGTTTCTAGGCTTGGAGTTGTCATTTTAATCACCCGTAAACTGCTGAAAGTGTCGTAAGCATGATGTAACCGAAGAACCATGCGCTGCCGATTAAGCCTGTAGCTCTCAAAGCTAAATCAACGATTGCTGTAACATGCTGTTTCATTGTAAACCTCACTTTGTCATGTTGTGTCATAACAGTTAATCATTTGACACGATATGTCAACAGGTAACAAAGAAAAAATTACAAAGCGCAACATTTATTGCGCTAATCAATCACATGCGCTATATCTAGTTACGTGAAAACCTCTTTCACAGAAAGCCTTTCCATGGGCTTTTCTGCCTCACTTAACTAGCTCCCGCTTCGGTGGGGGCGTTCTTTCAAGGAATTAGACATGGCAAGTCGTACAGTGACACTCAAAATAATGCAGGACATTTGCGATAGGTTAGCCAATGGTGAAACACTCACAGACATCGTTAAAAGCGACAACATGCCAAGCTATCGCAGTGTCACACGTGCAGTCCAGGACGATGAAACACTGTGGGAAATGTATCGCAAAGCGCGCATATTACAGGGTGAATGGATGGCAGACAGGATAAACGGCCTCGCAATGGAACCATTGCCAGACAACAAAGACCCGCGAGTGATCGGTGCAGAGGTGCAGCGCAGACGGTTAGAGATAGAGACGCTCAAGTGGACAACAGCGCGCAATCAGCCATTCGGGATCAGAGACAAGAAGGAAGATCAGCCACAAGCACAGACCTTCACAATCTCATGGGCGGGCGGCGATACAGCAGTGACGGGCGAGGATGATGAGGTTCTGCATTAGGGGTGGATTACCACACTGCACAACATCCTGTGTGACCGAGCTACGCGCGCGAGGCTCTCGAGCAGTTAGCAGCAGGGTAACGGGCAGCGCTGCACTAGCGGTACATAATAAGTGTTATGTTAAATTGCCGGGGTGCAAATCGGTGACCCCCCTCCCCCCTACCCCCCAAAAAACAGCCCGCCACTTACTGCTGCATAATACACCCGAAGGGGGAACACATTGACACCCACTCTCTCTCCTGATCAGCAAGCAGCATTAGCGCATATCTCAGCGCTGCGGAGAGGCATCACGGAGAGCGAAAGCGTTTCGGAGCAGTTAGAGAGCGCGGTGTTGCTTATAGACCTGTATGAGGCTATTCTGGAGCTGCATGGCATATTGATCTATGAGAACCAGTCGGAGGTTACAGAGCAGTGACGCACATAGAGATACCGTATGACCCGAGGCCGTTGCAGATGAAGTTGCATAATGAGATGCAGAGCAAGCGGTGGGGTGTTGTTGTGTGTCATCGTCGTTTCGGTAAGACTGTGTGGGCGATTAATCATTTACTTAGGGATGCGTTTTTTTCTACGAAGCCGAACCCCCGCTATGCCTATATGGCACCCACCTATCGTCAGGCGAAGAATGTAGCTTGGGATTATATAAAACATTTTGCTGGTGGTGTACCCAATGTGAAGTTTCACGAGACTGAATTGCGGTGTGATTTACCTACTGGTGCTAGGATTTCTTTGTTAGGTGCTGAGAACCCAGATAGTTTACGTGGTATTTACTTAGATGGGTGTGTCATGGACGAGGTTGCTGACATGCCTGAGAATGTGTTTCCTGAGGTGTTGCGGCCAGCGTTGTCTGATCGTAAGGGGTTTTGTATCTTTGTTGGTACGCCTAAGGGGCATAATGCTTTCTTTGATTACTATGAGCAGGCTGCATCTAGTGATGATTGGTTAGCAGCTGTGTATAAGGCGAGCGAAACTGGGCTGCTGGATAAGGAAGAGCTTGAGGCTGCTCAGGCTATGATGACGCATGATCAGTATATGCAGGAGTTTGAGTGTAGTTGGAATGCGAATGTTCCTGGTGCGATTTACGGTAAAGAGCTAGAGAATGCGACTATGGATGGTCGTGTGACGAAGGTTCCGTATGATCCGAGTGTTAAGGTTGATACTTGGTGGGATCTCGGCGTGGGAGATTCGACTGCAATTTGGTTCACCCAGACGGTGGGGCGCGCTGTGCATGTGATTGATTACTATGAGAATAGAAATCAGGGTTTACCGCATTATTGTCAGATTCTTAATTCTAAGCAGTATTTGTATGGGGATCATAATGCGCCGCATGATATTGAGGTGCGTGAATTGGGTAGTGGCAAGTCTCGTCGGGAGGTTGCTTGGGACTTAGGTTTGAATTTCCGTGTGGTTCCTAAGTTACCTGTTGAGGATGGTATCCATGCGGCACAGATGTTGATCCCGAGGCTTTGGTTTGACCGTGAGAAGTGTAAACAGGGCTTGGAGTGTTTGCGACAGTATCACAGGTCATATAACGATAAGACTAGAAGTTTTCGCGCAAATCCTGTACATGATTGGTCAAGCCATGCGGCGGATGCGTTTCGATATTTCGCTGTAGGTTTGCGAGAGAGCGGTGGGCGCATTGAGGCTCCACAGCGTTTTGCGGAAAGTAGTTATGACCCTTTTGCGGCATAGGAGTTGGATATGGCTATAAATGAAGACTTAATCAAAGTCCAAAAGGGCGACGAAGTTAAGATTGAGAAAGAAGGCAACAAGTATTACGTTAAGACGCTTGATGGCGAGAGCTTGAGCGGTCAGAATACGTCTGGTTTTACTGGGAAAAGGAACGCGCGTCGATTTGTGTTTTCTAGTGAAGATGCTGCCGAGAAGTTTGTAGATATTAAAGGTTATTACAAAGAGGGCGAGAAGCCTGCACCCGCGCCTGAACCAGAGCCTGAGCCTGAAGCGGAACCCGATACTGGGGGGTTTGGCGGTGAGCTAGAGGGTGCAAAAGAGGAAGCTGAGACACAGCTTGATGAGATTGATACTGATTTAAGCACTGAGGCTGTCAGTGAAGCCGCACCTAAGGATTTAGCGGAAGCGGAGGCTAAATCAGAAGCAGCGGCAGAAGCGGCAAGTGAAGCTTTGGAAGAGGTGACATCTGCTGCGACATCAGCGTTTGGCGGTGAGACTGTTGGCGACACCACGCAAGATACATCATCGTTTACAAGCGAGGCAGCAACTGCTGCGAGTGTAGCGCAACCTTCTGGCGGTGGTGGCGGTGGGGCGGCACCTTCTCCTGCGCCTGTAACTGTTGCAACTGGATCTGCGGCTGGTGGTGCGCAAGAAGCTGCGGCTGCCAAGTCTGTCGGGCCTGCTGAGGATGAGGCGATTGAGCTTTACACAAAGGGCCGCCGCGCGTCTATCCTAACTGGGCCGCAGGGTTTGCTTAGTGGTGAAGAGGCTGAGGAAGAAGATAGAAGCCTTCGTCGTCGTCGTTCTTTGTTGGCGGGGTAAGTTATGCTTATCAAAAAGAAACCGTCTAATATAGCTGGGATTATGGGGCGCGATGCGTCACAGCCTGCTCAGATGAACGGGGTTGCTACGATTGATCCGTTAGAGCGGTTAAGTCAGAAGATGGCGGGCCGCACAATGGGCGGTTCAATGGAGGGCTTGAAGCTACGCAAGCCGAGTATAATGAGTGGATATGGGAAAAAGTAATGGCACAAGTTAGTCCAATAGTTTCGCAGCTAGATCGTCGTTATCGCACTTTACAATCTCAGCGTTCTAACTGGGAAAAGCATTGGCAAGAGCTTGCGGATTACATGCTGCCACGTAAGGCGGATATTGTTAAGAAACGTACTCAGGGTGATAAGCGCACCGATCTTATCTTTGATGGGACTGCTATTCATGCGGTAGAGTTGTTGGCATCGTCACTGCATGGAATGCTTACATCCCCAAGTACGCCTTGGTTCTCTATGCGCTATCGTGATCCTGCTTTGCAGAGAGATGATACTGCAAACGAATGGTTAGAGTTGTGCATGGATCAGATGTACCAGCATTTTAACCGCTCTAACTTCCAGCAAGAGATACATGAGTTGTACTATGATCTTGTGGTTTTTGGTACAGCTGCTTTCTATGTAGATAGTGAGGGTGATGGCATTCGTTTTGCATCTCGTCACATTGCAGAGATTTGCGTAAGTGAAGATCCCAGTGGTCGTGTTGATACTGTGTATCGTAAGTTTAAGCTAACCGCTCGTGCGATTGCGATGCAGTTTGGCGAAGATAAACTTCCTGCGATTATTGAAAAAGACTTTAAGAATGATCCTTACAAAGAACATGAGATCATTCATGCTGTATTTCCGCGTGGAGAGGCCAAAGGGCCGCTAGCAAAAGATAAGCCAGTAGCGTCTGTGTACTACATAGCGGATGGTTTAGCTCTTCTTTCTGAGGGTGGCTTTGACGAGTTTCCGTTTATGGTGCCGCGCTTTGTTAAGGATAGCGTAAGTAACTACGGTCGTTCCCCAGCAATGACTGCGCTGCCAGATGTTAAAATGCTTAACAAGATGTCAGAAACGACAATCAAAGCAGCGCAAAAACAGATTGACCCGCCCCTTATGGCTCCAGATGACGGGTTTGTACTGCCTATTAGAACAACGCCAGGTTCATTGAATTTTTATCGTTCGGGTACGCGTGATCGCCTAGAGCCTTTGAACATTGGTGCAAATAACCCGCTTGGTCTAAACATGGAAGAGCAACGGCGCAATGCGATCCGTCAAGCATTCTATGTTGATCAGTTGTTGATTGGTCAGAACCAAACAATGACAGCTACGGAAGTATTGCAGAGGAATGAGGAAAAGATGCGCCTGCTCGGGCCTGTGTTAGGGCGTTTGCAAGCGGAGTTGCTCCAACCGCTAATCTCTCGATCCTTTGCATTGCTCCTCAGGGCGGGCCTTCTCCCTACCCCTCCTGAGGAGCTACAGGGACAAGACATTGATATTGAATATGTTTCTCCGTTGGCTAAAGCGCAAAGACTTACAGACTTACAGTCTATGCTGCGTGGGTTTGAGATTATGTTGCAAGTTAGCGAGGTTGCGCCTGTTATGGATTACTTGGATGATGACAAGCTTGTTCAGTATCTCGTTGAGGTAACTGGCATGCCTGCGCGTGTGATTAAGAGCCAAGCTGAAGTAGACCGCATGCGTCGAGAACAGGCGGAGCAGCAAGCATTAGCTCAGGCGCAAGCGGAGCAGCAAGAAATGGTTCAGATGGCAAGTGATGCAGCGCCTGCTATCAAGGCTGCAAATGAGGCTGGTCTGATATGAAGCAGATAGAAGATCTAAAGTTATCGTATCGCCGTACTTTTAACACCGAAGATGGTGAGAAAGTTCTTAGCGATTTAAAGACTAGGTTTGGCTTCAATGCCACTACGTTTACTGGCGATCCTTATGAAACTGCATTTAATGAAGGGCAACGCGCAGCTGTGCTGCTGATCGTCAGGATGTTGTCCGAGGAGAAGGAAAAACGATGAGCGAAGAGGCAATCCAAGATACAGGATCTCAAGAAGCTGTAGCAGCGGAGGCGGCTCCAGTTAGCTTTTTGGAAAGTTTACCAGAAGATTTGCGCAATGAGCCGAGCTTGCGCACGTTTACAGACCCAGGAGCATTAGCAAAAAGTTACGTGAATGCGCAGCGTATGATTGGCGCAGACAAGATTGCAATACCTGGAAAGCACTCAACGCCTGATGAATGGCGCGAAGTGTACACTAAGTTAGGTGCGCCAACAGAGGCGAAGTCTTACGAGATTAGCGCTGGGGATGTGGATGAGGGAATGCTAGAAGCGTTTCGTCAACAAGCTTACGAGGCTGGTCTAACTAATCAGCAAGCAAATACCATGATGAAGTATTACACGGATCAGGCTGCTGCTGCGCGTGCTGCGGAAGATGACAAAATACAAGGCGCACAAGAACAAAGCATTGCTGAGTTGCAGCAAGAGTTTGGACGTGCGTATGAGCAAAGGATTGAGCTTGCACAAAATGCGGCTCGGACGTTCTTAGGTGGCACTGAGATATTTGACGAAATTGAGCTATCCGATGGGCGCTTACTTGGCGATCATCCCGATATTGTTAAGATGTTTGCTGCTCTTGGAGAGCAGATTGGCGAGGACAAACTGGTCGGTGAGCCTAGCGAAATGATTATGACACCTCAAGAGGCTCAGAGGCAGATTGATGAATTAACATTGCCAAATAGCCCATATTGGGATAAAACTCATCCTAACAAGGATAGAATTGTCGAAGAGGTTTTGCGACTTCGAGAATACTTGTAGCGGATAACCATGAGGCCCGCGTTAAGCTTGTACACAAGCGGAGTAGCTGCCCTAAGCAGTAGCACGGCCCCGCAAGGGACAACCAAGCGCAACAAACCGTAAACTGAAACTGTAAGGGGATGACATAATGTCTACTCAAATCACTACAGCTTTTGTCAATCAGTTTTCTGCAAACGTCCAAATGTTGTCACAACAAATGGGTTCTCTGTTGCGTGCAGCGGTAGATGTAGAAAGTGTGAATGGCGAGAAAGCTTTCTTTGACCAAGTGGGTTCAGCGGCAGCTGTCCTACGCACATCACGTCATGCGGACACACCGATTGTGGATACACCACATTCACGCCGTATGGTAACAATGTCAGACTACGAATACGCAGACTTGATCGACGATCAGGACAAAGTGCGTTTGTTGGTAGATCCGACTTCAACATATAGCCGTGCTGCTGCTGCCGCCATGGGTCGCGCAATGGATGATGTCATCATTGCTGCTGCTCTAGGTACAGCGAAAACAGGTAAAGATGGCTCAACAGACACAGCGCTACCATCAGGCCAGAAAATTGCAGTTGCATCATCTGGTTTGACAATTGCGAAGTTGGTTGAGGCAAAGCAAATCTTGGACGAGGGCAACGTTGATCCGTCAATCGCTCGTCACATCGTTTGTGCGCCAAAGCAAATCTCTGACTTGTTGAACAACACGACTGTAACATCTAGCGACTACAACACTGTAAAAGCGTTGGCGATGGGTGAAATCAACACATTCGTTGGCTTCCAGTTCCACGTAAGCAACCGTCTAACAACAGACGGATCAGGTGACCGCCAGGTTATCGCGTTTGCTGGAGACGGTATCAAGTGTGCAATCGGCAAAGAGCCTGCGGCACGCATTGATGAACGTGCAGACAAGTCATACGCAACGCAAGTTTACTACTGTCAGTCAGTAGGTGCGACACGTATGGAAGAGGCCAAAGTCGTCGAAATCGCGTGTAGCGAATCATAAGGAGACTTGAACAATGGCTACTGTATATTCAGCACAACGTACAAACTCACGCGCTACCCCAGCCGTGATGAACAAAGCAAATGAGCTTGGCGGTCGTATCCGCGTAGCTCATGGCACATACGAAGCATCTGCACTAGCGTCTGGTGACGTTATTGAGATGTTTGTCTTGCCTGATGGCGCTCGTTTGTTGACAGGTACTCTTGCGCATGACGCGCTAGGTGCATCAACAACATTGTCTGTAGGTTATGCAGCACACACAAACGCGGCTGGTACAGCTGTGTCTGCGTCTGCGGCGGCTTACAAAGCGGCAGCTGCGTCAACATCAGCGGCAAAGAACGACATTCTTGCTACTCTAGCTCTAGGCTCAGGCACAGAGACAGACACAAACGAGGATGGCGTTGCGATCACAGTTACAATGGGCGGTGCTGCTGGCACTGGCACTATTGAACTAACGATCATGTATGTGGTTGACTAAATAAGACGGGGCGGTTCGCCGCCCCTTCTCACTTACGGAGGCGATTATGACATCCCAGGTTGATATTGCTAACTACGCACTGAATACCTTAGGCGCAACAAACATTGTCTCCCTTGACGAGAACAGTAAGCCCGCGAGAATAATCAATCAAAGATATGACGCTGTGCGGGATTATGTGTTTCGCTCCCACCCTTGGAATTGTTTAATACGGCGCGCAGAGTTGCCGCGCGAAACTGAAACGCCCGCGTTTGGCTACGCTTATCAATATGCGCTACCGACTAACCCGTATTGCCTGCGGGTTTTAGAGTTTAGCAACGGATCTATGTCTTATCCGCAAGACAATATGTTTAGTAATACAGGTGGCCCTGTATTTGTCATTGAGGGTCGCAAGCTGCTCACGGACGAAGGTATTGCTAAAATTAAGTACGTTGCTCAGGTTACTGACCCCCAGCAATACGATATTGGCTTGATAGAGGCTTTGTCTGCCCGTTTGGCGATGGAGATCTGTTATGCAATCACTGGGTCTACTTCTATGATCCAACTTACTGCTGCGATGTATGATGACAAAGTAAAAGAAGCGCGCTTTACAGATGGGACTGAGGGCGCTCCTCAAAAGCTTGAAGCAAGTGACTTTATTGAAGCGAGGTTCTAAATGGCTAGATCTGCTCCAGCACTCAGCACCTTTACAGCTGGTGAGATCTCTCCGCGCCTTGAGGGGCGCGTTAGCATTGAGAAGTACCGCGAAGGTTTATCTGAACTAACCAATATGATTGTGCAGCCACACGGTGGTGTTACGCGCCGTCCTGGCACGGAGTATCTTGGTGAAGTAAAGGATAGCTCCGCTAAGACTAGACTTATTCCGTTTGAGTTCAAAACTTCTGACACGTATGCTCTAGAGTTTGGCAACCAGTATATGCGCGTTTTCCGTAATGGCTTGCAAGTCTTGGAGGATGACGAAAAGACTGTTACCGCGATTACTCTTGCTGATCCAGGCGTTTTGACAAGCAACGCGCACGGTCTTAGCGATGGTGATGAGGTTTATCTGTACAACGATAGCTCTGCGATGACTGAGCTAAAAGCACGAAACTATCTTATTGCAAACGCAACGACGAATACGTTTACGCTGCAAGATTTGTTTGGCAATGACATAGATACGACTAATTTCACTGCGTATGATGCAAACATCAGTGTTGATAAAATTTTTGAAATTACAACGCCGTATGCAACTGCAAACCTAGATGACATCCGTTTTGCTCAATCTGCGGATATTATGTACTTGGTGCATCCAAGCTATCAGGTGCGCACACTAGCCAGAACAGATCACAATGCTTGGACGCTAATGCCGATCTATCTTGGCGAACCTCAAGCCGCTAAGAACATCACAGCGATTACAAAGGCTAACCCTGGTGTTATCACAAGTAGTTCGCATGGCTTGTCTAATGACGAGATTGTTCTGATTGAAGATGTTGGAGGTATGACAGAGCTAAACAACAAGTATTACAAAGTTGCGGGAGTGACTTCTAATACGTTTACGCTTAAAGACATTGACGACAACGACATCGACACAACAAATTTTACGACTTACACATCAGGCGGCACGGCAAAAGAAATACAGCCGAGCGTGCCTGCATTGTGGGGTGCAGACAATAATCCGTCTGTTGTTACCTTCTTTGAGCAGCGCTTGGTGTTTGCAGCGACAACAAACAATCCACAATCCCTTTGGTTCTCTAAAAACTTTGATTATGAGAATTTCAGCGTGGGCAGCGCGGCAGATGATGATGCGCTAATCTATACGATTGCATCTAGTAAGGTAAACGCTATCCGCTACCTATCTGCTACGCGTATTTTGATCGTTGGTACATCTGGTGGTGAGTATGTACTGTCAACTACCAACAATGGCCCCGTAACGCCCTCTACTACCGTTATCCGTAAGTATTCTAACTATGGTTGCACAAACGATGAGCCTGTGCAGGTAGCGGACTTGACGCTGTTTATTCAGCGTGGCGGGCGCAAGGTCAGAGAGTTTCAGTATCAAGGTGAAATCAACACTGGTGGGTATGCTGCGCCAGACATTACAATTTTGGCTGAACACCTAACAGAAGGCACGATCACACAGTTTGCGTATCAGCAAGAGCCTGAGAGCATTGTTTGGGCGCTGCGTAACGATGGCACGCTTCTGGGCCTTACCTATCGCCGCGAAGAGGATGTTGTTGCTTGGCATAAGCATATTATCGGCGGCACGTTTAATAGTGGTCAGGCTGTTGTAGAAAGTATTATCAGCTTGCCGACAGACAGCGGTGAAGATGAGCTTTATATGATTGTGAAGCGTACAATCAACAGTCAGACAAAAAGATATGTTGAAGTTCTAAAAACATTTGACTTCGGCGAGGGCAGCACTGGCGCATTCTTTGTAGACAGCGGGCTTTCTTACGCTGGCAGTGCAACAAGTAGTATCTCAGGTTTGCAGCACTTGGAGGGCGAAACGGTTACGATCTTGGCAAATGGTGCCACCCACCCAGACAAGGATGTATCTAGCGGCGGGATTACAACTGACTTTGACATTACATCTGGCGCGATTGGCTTTGGATTTACAAGCAAAATGCAGACTTTGCGACTAGAAGCTGGGTCTGTAGATGGCACATCTCAGGGTAAGCCTAAGCGTATTCATGCGGTTACTCTGCGTTTGCATGAGACAATCGGTATTGAGGTTGGCACTGAGGAAAGCAATGTAGACCGTATCTTCTTCCGCGATAGCTCTATGAATATGGACGAAGCTGTGCCATTATTTACGGGAGACAAAGAAATCGAGTTCCCTGGTGGTTTTGATGATGATGCAAAGATATATGCGCAACAAACACAGCCACTACCTATGACAATCTTGGCGATTTATCCTCGCCTCAACACGTTCGATAAGTGAGGTCAGTATGGGACTTCCAACAGCACTCTTAGCAATTAGCGCGGTGGCCTCTGTAGCTGGAGGCGTATCTGCAAAGAAAGCCTCTGATAAGGCCGCAGTAAAGGCTCAGGAGGCGGCTAACTTCAACGCAGAAATGATTGAGCGTGATGTTATCCTGCTGCAACGACAAGAGAAGATACTTAACGCAAGCGCTATACTGCGTGCAAAAGTAGACAGATTTAGATTTGCAGAAATGCAAGGGTCTGTTGTCAATGCTGTTGCGTTCTCTGGATTTGACATTGCGCAGGGTACACCAATGCGCACATTGCGTCAAAACGCGCGCGAATTTGAGTATGATATGGCTGTAAATCGCTTTGATGACAGCGTTGCGCGTATGCAGATTGCGGATCAGCAAGAGGACGCGTTCCTTAGGGCGGAGCTAACGCGCATGTCAGGTCAGGCTCAAGCTGGATTGCTAAAGTCCGAAGGCAGATCAAGCTTGATCAGTGGATTGGGTCAGGCTGCAAAAATAGGCTACCAAGCAGGCGGGTTTGGGCTTGGCAGCGGTAGCGGAACTGGCGGCGGTGGAGGTGGTAGATGAGAATACCAAGATATACATCTCAGACAACTGGTATAACAAGAGCCACGCCTGGAAGCCCTATGAGAGCGCGCATGAATGCAGAGCCTTATGTTCAAGAGGCTTTGGCGAAAGGTCGCTTGATTGGAGAGGCCGCAAAGCAGGTCGGTGAATTTGCCCAGATGCGCTACAAGATGGAGCGCGAAGCTGCATTGGACAACGCTCTTATTGGCGCAGAAGAGCAGATGCGCGAAGAGTATTATCGCCTTAGTAAGCTAAATACACCGCATGATGTATTCGGTGAAAAGAAGCTATGGGAAAACACCACTAACAGCATCATTGATAAAAACCGTGATCTTGTAGGCAACGATAGGTCTGCGGTTCAAGCGTATGATGAAGCGGTTCGCAGGTCTGAATTGAGCCTGCGATTTAGCCTGCGCAGCAAAATTGACACGAATATCGAGGCAAACAACCAAGCTGCTCGTAAGCAAAGACTTATAAATGCGCAGCGCGATGGTATTGCGGCAACTACCATTGAAGATCTTGAACTAATATTTAAGAATATTGGAATTGATAGCGAAAGACGTGCTCAGTTAAATATTGGCAATCCTGTGTTGCTAAAAGAGCAAGAGCGCAGCTTAATAAAAAATGTCGCCGCAACGCGTCTACAGCGATTAATAGATGGTACAGCGATGCCCTCTAAGCTTATGTCTGCACTTAGAACGGCAGTTTTAGACGACAATCAAGACGCTCTTCTTGACCCAGTTTTAGAGGGTAATGGCTTAATAGAGGCGCGTCTTATAGGTGCCTTACCTTTAGAAGATCAGGTAAATCTTTTAAGGGGCGGTGAAGCTTTAGCTAAATACATTGATGCGCCAACACTTGAAGAGCAAAAGGTTATTAACCTAGCAAAGGCTCAGGTTGATATTGTAAAAGATGAGATTAATGTAAAGCTTGACTTGCTTAAAGATGGCAAAAGCATACCTGGAAATGAGATCGTTAATCTTGCAAATCAGGTTGGAAGTTTAATCAAGGTTCTTGATGAGGGTGAGCAGCAAGAGATACTAAACTCTATGAATACTCTTTCTAAGTTTTCTGAGTTTCAGATTGGTCTTAGTAGTGTCGCAACCCCAGACAACATAGAACAAATAGACATTGTTAAGCAGGCGCGCGCTGGGGATATAACTGGCAAGAAAGGTACTTTAGACGCTGATGACAAGCTTTTCCTTGATTACATAGATACATTTAGGGAAAGCATGATCGCGGGCTTGGAAAGCGATCCAATGCAGTACATGTCTGACAGCAATGCCGCCGATCTAAATCCGCTCAATCTAACATTAGAAGCCGCTAGGGATCAGAATGTTGGGTTACGTGATAGGGCAATAACCGCAATAGAAGCGCAGCGCAGGTTTGGCTCTTTCTACATGCCAGAGATAAAGCTTCTTACGAATGAGGAAGCGGCTAAGATTGTTGGCACTATTCGCAATGCACCCGATGCTGGGTTTGTTTTACTTCAAGACATGCAGAAAGAAGCTGGCAAATACTCACAAGATTTAATGAACCAGTTAGAAGATGCAGGGCTAACGCCTGAGCTTGTCGCAACGGGGGACGTCGCAGACGGATCTGTGCGCGCAACATTAGGTCAAGTTTCTGAGTTGAAAGACGCTGAAGTCACAGAGCTAATTACTTCAACTGGAAAATCTGAACAAGACATTGATAAAGCTATTGCGGTTGAGCTTACGGATTTAAGATCTGCATATGTATTCGGCAGGGGTGTTGAGGCGTCAACTGCGTTTGCTGGACGTGTAGACGCTGCTAAAAAAGTCGTTGCCGCCTTCTTGTCTCAAGGCATGAAACAAGATGTTGCGGTAGAAAAAGCATTGTCTCAATTATTCCCAGCAAAAGACAGCGTTATCAATACCTCTGATGCTATGCTTTACATTCCTCAGACATTTGCTCCCGAAGCAGATCAAATTGAAAGTAATCTGAGCTATCTTAAGCGCAAGTCAAAAGAGTTATTTACTCTAAAGCCGCTATCCCCAATTCAATTGCCTGGAGCGCCTGAGGCAACCATGATCTTAAATCAAGATGCCCTACGTTCTCGCGGCAAATGGTTACTGAATAATACAGAGGATGGTGCAATCTTTCACTATACACTAGATGACGGTACGCCAATCATGGCTTTAGATACAAATCAGAGGCCATATGAAATTAAGTTTTCTAAGCTTTCTGTTCTAAGAAATAAAGTTCAAGGCTTGGTGATAAGAGAAGCTGAAGAAACACAAGACCCTACACTTGGCTACTACCAAGAAGGGCAAAAGCTAAGAACAGATGAATAGATGAGACGTTTCAACCTGCAAACAAACAACCCTTTTGTCCGCATGGAGGCTGGTTCTCAGCTAACATTATCTATGCGCGGGGCTGTTGAGCAGATTTTAGAAACGCCAACACTAACTGACTTGTTCGCGGCGCAACCGATTGGCGAGTTTGCAGCGGCAACAGAAGAAGAGCGCGAAAGACTGCGCCAAGCGCAGCGTGATGCTGACTTATCTGAGGCCGCTCTTTCTGTAGACCTGCGCAGATCGCTAGAGCAGCAGTCTATTGATAATGCTGATCCTATCGAGGCGGAGCGGATTACTGCACAGGTTGATAGGCTGTCTGAGGGTGTTGATGCTGTACGTGAGAATATTGTTGAAGATAGTATTGCTTCTGGCCGCTTGCTTACGCCAGAGATGGCAAACAAAAAATACGGCGATTTGCTGAAGTTTGATGAAAATATCTCAGATCAAGAAGCTAGAGTGCTGTACGACAACAAGCGCAAAGAAATTATCAGGGACGAACTACTGGCCAGATCGCCAAAGGGCATTGGCCCAGCTGCTGTAAAGTTTGGCGCGTATCTTGTAAACTCTATGACTGATCCGCTTGAACTGGGCGCGGCATTTATTCCGTTTGCTGGCATGGCGGGCAAGGCATTGGGTGTGGCACGATTTGGTCGCGTAGGAAGCGCGGGTGTGCGCGGCACAGTAGATGGCTTCCTTGGTTCTGCTATGATCGAGCCTTTGTACTACGGGCTGTCTCAGAGCCAACAGTTAGATTACACGATGCGCGAGGCACTGCTAAATGTAGGTGTAGGTACTATTCTAGGTGGTGGCCTTGGTACTGTTGCTGGTGCATTCCAAGCCCGCATCTATGATCCCGTAGAAAGCTTTCAGAAGTTGCGCACTCAAATCGCTAATGAGATTATGGGGCCAGAGCTAGAGATTAATGTAAAGCCTAGAGAAGCTGAGGTTGCTCCTACTAAAACGGAAACTATTCAGGCTAATTTAAAAAAAGCAAACAAAACATTTGGCCGTAAAGAAGTTGCTGATCTTGCGGTGCGCCAATGGGTTAATGATCTGGGTATCAATGTCAGTGTATCTCGTGTCAATGTACCTAAGCGCCCCATGACATTTACTGAGTTTGTGCGCAATGCAGGCGGCGTAAATGATGCAGACCCTACTTTCCGTGGCGAACTAAACAACATTGGGATCAAGCCATATACGCAGCGTTTGTCTAAAAAAGGCAATGTTGTAAATGGCGTAAGCAATCCGCAATCTGAGCTAAATTTAGATGACATTGCTGAACTGGCAGAAGAAGCTGGTTACATTTCTGAGCGCAATCCAGATTTGGTTGTGCAAGCGTTAGATCAGGAGCGTAGCGCAGAGTTTGATCAAAGTGGAAACTTTGTGTTTTCTCGTCGGGATCAGGTAGACGCTGACGATTGGCGAGAGGCGAGTGCAGCAAGTGATGATGCAGTTGCAGAAATTGCACGCAGGCAAGAAATTAAACAACTTATGGAAGATGGTGGAGCACGTAACATATCGGAAGAAGATGTTGCTCTAGTCTCTGAGTATATGGCCCGCTATGACTTAGATTATTACGATGCATCAGAGCGCGTAGGTATTGAGCTAGAAAGCCGCGTATCTGAGATGCAGGCGCAGTATGTAGACGACATAGATAACAACAGTGTATTTTCTGATCGCAAGGCATCTGATGACTTTGATCAGCTTAGAATAGATGAAAACGACGAGATATTTGTTGATGACTATGAGGCAATCGTTGCAGACTTAGAGCAGCGTGGATTGCTTAGCGAAACACAGCAAGAACTGCTGGGTGAGATACGGGCTATAGATGCAGAGGCGCAGGCGCGTGTAGAAATTATTGATGCTGTAACGGCTTGCGTAGTGAGGAGCGCGTAATGGTAAAGTGCTTTGACGAAGGTAATGCAGTAAACCAAGGACGTATTCCTGAGCAAGAGGTTATGGACGTTGTGCAGGAGTTACAGCGTGCGCGTAATCCAAACAAGGCGCGCAATGGCCTGCTTAATGTAGAAAACTCTATCTTTGAAACTGGTACGTTCTTAGTAAAAGGCGTTGATCTAGCGAAAAAAGTGGAGAAGCGTAATCGCTTGATTAACATCATCAAAGAGCATGAGCTTACAGAGATTGCAGAGCGCGCGTATGAGCGCCACGGCAGTTTGAAGCTTGGACTAGAGGCAAAGCTAGTCGGTGTAAACTCTGATTTCCGTGGTGCGGCGGATAGTGTAGCGGCAAAAGCAAATGCACTAGAAAACCAGTATGGCGGTGGGATTATCAATGATCTTAACAGAGAAGGATTGTTGTCTCGGTTTACGTCTATGGGCGAAGATTTTGAACGCCAGGTTGCGCGCGTCCTTAGCGATCTGAATGAGCCAAACCCAAAGGGTGACGTAAAGGCAAGTGACGAAGCTAAGAAAATAGGCAAGGTTCTGTTTAAGTACCAGCGCGGTATGTTGCAGCGCAAGAACCAAGCGGGCGCATATGTGCAACTAAAAGCGGGCCGCGTTGTATCTCAGAGCCACGATCCTGGCAAAATGGTTAAGCGCCAAGCAGAGTGGACAAACTACATCCGCGACAAATTAGACTTTGCGCGCATGGGCATTGAGCCAGAACGTCAAGAGAAATTCTTAGAGCTTGCGTACAATGCTATTGTGACAGGTGTGCGTGAACCGTCTGTAAAGCAATCTGATGATATTGCTGAGGCATTTAAGGGGCCGCAAAACTTAGCAAAACGCGAAAGTGCGCACGGTGTGTTTGTATTTAAGGACGCGGATGCATGGTATGACTACAACAAAGAGTTTGGCACTAATTCTTTGCGAGAGGCGTATCTGAATGACTTGCAGAGTGGTGCGCGCGCAATAGCTTTGTTAGAAAACTTTGGCACAAATCCTGAGGCCATGCTAGGTCGTGTCGTAGATCGTCTTAGCCAAAAGTATAAGAATGATGGCAATGCAAGAGATGCGATTGCGGAGATGCGTGGCGAAAAGCGCGGTGCGTTTAGGCTAGACAACTACATGGCTGAGGTTACAGGCTCAGTTAATATCGGCGCAACCACAACAATGGCGCAGGTAAACACAAATATTCGTAGCTTGCAAACAATGGCAAAGCTTGGTGGATCATGGATTTCAGCGTTATCAGACGTTGCCTTTATGTCTACAAACCGCATTTACCAAGGGCGCAGTGTTGTTGATGCGTGGGGCGATGCATTCTCAGCGGCCTTTGTTGGCTTGAATAACGCAGAACGCAAAGAGATGGCGGATCGTTTGCTTGTTGGTCTTGAGGGACAATTGGGCGACTTTTTCCAGAGATACGATGTTACTGATGGTGCGTCAGGTAAAATATCTAGTGCTATGGGTATCTTCTTTAAGCTTAATCTGTTGCAACCTTGGACGCGGGCAAATAAGCGCGGTGCGTCTCTAATGCTTGCAAATGACTTTGGCAAACTGGCTAAAACAAAGTTTGCAGATCTACCAGATGCACAGAAACGTTTGTTTAGGATTTACAACATTGATGAGAACAATTGGAATGCTGCGCGTGCTATTGTAGAGAATGATGCGCAAGGTCGTCCATATGTTATGCCTGACAAGATAGAAGATCAGGCTACACGAGAGGCATTCCAGCTTCTGCTTAACAATGAGGCAGAGTACACAGTTCCGTCACCAGGTGAGCGAGAGCGCGGCATATTGCGCCAAGGCTTGCAGGCTAATACTGTAGAAGGCCAAGCAATACGATTTATTACGCAGTTTAAAAGCTTTGGTGCAACTGTATTTACTAAGGTTTTGGGTCGCCAGATCTATGGTTACGGCAACAAAGGCTTAGTGGACGCAGCTAAAAATGGACTTGGCGCAAACATTGGCCTAATCAATGCAATCGTTGGCACAACAGTTCTTGGTTACTTTATTATGCAAGCCAAGGAGATTTTGCGCGGCAGGGAGCCTAGGCCAAATACTCCAGAAACTTTCTTTGCAGCAATGTTGCAAGGTGGTGCGCTAGGTATTTATGGTGATTTCTTGTTTGCAGAGGCTAACAGATACGGCGGTGGTGCGCTAGAAACTGTTGCTGGGCCGACTATCGGTACTGCATCAGATGTAGCTGATCTATTACTAAAGTATCGTAACGTTGCGTTTGGCGGTGATGAAAATGTTGGCGGAGATACAATTCGCCTAATTAAAAGCAACACACCGTTTGCAAACTTGTTCTACACAAAGCAGGTGATGGATTACCTAATTTGGTATCAACTGCAAGAGATAGTAAACCCAGGTTATCTTGAACGCGCAGAGAGACGGTCAATGTCTGCTACTGATCAGGATTACTTATTACGTCCCAGTGATATTGTAGCTACAGGCGGTGGCTTCAGATGACACTACACAAATGACCAACATTGTGATATTTCTTGTGCAAAGTAAGGATGAACCATGACAGTATCAAGCAGCACAAACAGAGTTAGCTACAGCGGCAACGGCACGCTGACAACTTTTGCATATACGTTCAAAGTGTTTGACCAGAGTGACTTGACTGTCATCCTTCGGGCAAGCAACGGCGCAGAAACAGTTCAAACAATTACAACTGACTACACTGTGACAGGCGTAGGTGATGTTGGCGGTGGTAACGTAGTGTTTACGACAGCGCCCACGGCTACAGAAACTGTTGTTATTCTGCGAGAGCAAGGTCTAACGCAAGGACTTGATCTGGTTCCTAACGATCCGTTCCCAGCGCAATCGCTAGAAGAAAGCTTGGACAAGCTGACGTTTATGGTTCAGCAACACAACGAAGAGTTGGGCCGAGCAATTAAAGCATCACGCACAAACACAATTACTGGTTCTGAGTTTACGATTTCTGCTGCTGATCGTGCGAACAAAGTATTCTCGTTTGATGCGTCTGGTGACTTAGCGGTTACCCAAGAGCTTGGCGTTTGGCAGGGTGATTGGGCTACAAGCACAGCATTCTCGGTGCGTGATATTGTTAAAGATGCAAGCAATAGCAACGTTTATATCTGTATTACTGCGCACACATCTAGCGGATCTACACCGATCAGCACAAACACAGATAGCGCAAAGTGGGCATTGCTGGTAGACGCGGCATCTGCGGCATCTAGTGCAGCAGCTGCGGCTGCATCAGAGACTGCGGCAGAAACTGCGCAAACGGCAGCGGAAGCTGCGCAGACTGCCGCTGAAACAGCACAGACAGCTGCGGAAACTGCGGAGACAAATGCTGAGACTGCGCAGACAGCGGCAGAAACAGCAAAGACTGATGCAGAAACGGCACAGGCTGCGACAGAGTTGGCATATGATAACTTTGATGATCGTTACCTTGGCGCAAAGGCAAGCGATCCAACGCTAGACAATGATGGCGATGCGCTAATTGACGGCGCGTTATACTTTGACACAACCAACAATGTGATGAAAGTTTACGATCTAGGCGGCACAGCTTGGAAGCGCACAACACCTACATCTGCCGAGCAAACAAACATTGACACAGTGTCTGGCATTTCAGCGAATGTTACGACAGTTGCTGGCATTTCTGGAAACGTTACAACGGTAGCAGGGATTAGCTCAGACGTTACGACAGTTGCGGCAGATGGCACTGACATTGGTACTGTGGCAACAAACATAACAAACGTAAATACGGTTGCGGGTATATCTAGCAATGTAACGACAGTAGCTGGAATTAGCGCGGATGTAACTACAGTGGCTGCGGATGGTACTGACATTGGTACTGTTGCTACCAATATTGCTAACGTAAATGCTGTAGGTGGTATTTCTGCTAACGTTACAACGGTTGCTGGCATATCTGCCAACGTCACAACGGTTGCAGGGATCAGCGCAAATGTCACAACGGTGGCTGGTGATACAGCAAACATTGGTACGATTGCAACTAATCTAAATGGCACTGATACAATCGGCACTGTTGCTGGATCAATTAGCAATGTGAACAGTGTTGGCGGTGCAATCTCTGATGTTACTACTGTTGCATCAAACCTGACTGACGTTCAGAGTTTTGCGAATACCTACCGCATTGGCACTACTGATCCAACAACCAGCCTAGATACTGGGGATCTGTTCTTTAATACATCAAGTGGTGTTCTAAAGGTCTACAACGGTTCTGCTTGGGAAGCTGGCGTAACGGCTGGCTCTGGGTTTATGCCGCTAACAGGTGGTACGTTTACTGGCGATGTATCCTTCGGCGACAACGACAAAGCCATCTTCGGCGCAGGGTCTGACCTACAGATTTACCATGATGGGACTAATAGTTTCATTGATGAAGCTGGAACTGGTAATTTACGAATACGAGCATCAAGTGCACTTAATTTGCAGACACGAAACACTGCAGATACAGC